GATACCTGCATAGTTTTTCTGAGCTACCGCAGTTTCACCATCCATAGTCTTACCACCGTCTGACTTAACTGGCTTACGCGCTAGCTGGATTGTAACTGATGGTAGGTACACGCATGATTTACCACCTGGCATGTTCTTCTCAATAGAAGGAAACAACGCGGCTGGGTTATCATACACATGATTAGTACAAAGAATAGTAGTCTGAGTAACTGCACCTAAATTAGTACAAGTTTGCATAAGAGACTTCATAGCACGAGCATTAGTACCCATATCTGTTGAAGTACTATCCTTACCCATACGAGCTAGAGATAATTCTGATTGTAAGTTACCAAGCGAATCAATAGCTATAATAAATTTACCTTCCAGACCCTTCTCTTTAACTGTAGTAAGGAACTTATACAGCGCATTACGTGTTTGTTCGATACTAATACAAGGTACATACTTAACATTACTAACATCAAGACCGAGTCGTTCAGCTCCTTCTGGATCGATAGCGTTTTCAGTATCGAATATAACAGGAATTAACCCTTCTTTCTGTGCAGCAGCTAGTATTTTCATAACGAACAACGACTTACCAGTCATTGATTCTCCTGCTAACATAGTAACTCGACCTTTTGGTATACCACCATGAATAGATCCTGATACAATTGCATTGAGAACATAGGAACCGGTATCGATCCAACCACCGACACGGCTTAATGTACTATCTGATAGATAGGTTGCAAACGGATTAACACTATCGATATCATCGAGAGCTTTCTTAACGTCTTTTTCCATAAATTTATTATATATTAAGATAATAAAACCTCCAGAGAAATTTCTCTGGAGGTTTTGGTCAATACAAAGTATTCTACTCGTCAAATAATTTAATTACTTCTGGCTCTGCAGAAGCATCTGGTTGTGTTACCGGTGGTTGAGGGTTATTGATGTTATTATACTGCTGAATAATACGATCATCGAGATCAACATCTGATTGTACAATAGATGATTTGGTAAACGTCCAATTGTTCTTTTCTTTATCTGTTAAGAACTCCATAAAGATATATGGAAACGATTGAACCTGTAGTTGACCATTCTCAGGGTTAGGTTGTGTATGAATAATGACTGGATTATTAAGAGTAATTGTAGTGTCTGTCTCTTCAACTGACTTACCGACAACTGTTCTACCAATATGATCGTTAATTGTAATAATATCTGACATACGTATATATTAGCTGCGATTTTTCGGTTTTCAACTATTGTTTTTTAATTTTTTTACACTAATTAACGTATATGAGCCCTTATAAAGGTAAGACAGTGTTTGTTCAAATAGCAGCGTATAGAGATAAGGAACTTTTACCTACTCTTAAAGATATGTTAGCCAAGGCTGACGAGCCTAATACTTTACATATATGTATTGCTTGGCAACATAGTAAAAAAGATGAATGGGATCAGCTAGATGAATACTTACTTGACGATAGATTCACTATCATAGATTTAGACGCTACTAAATCTAAAGGGGCATGCTGGGCTCGTAACTTAATACAACAAAAATATAAAAGTGAAGACTTTACTCTACAATTAGACTCACATACCAGGTTTGTAGAAGGTTGGGATACTATTCTTAAGAATACATTTTATTCTTTACAATTATCTGGTGTTAAAAAACCTTTACTTACTGGATACTTACCATCTTACGAACCTGAAACAGAAGAAAAGCTTGATGAACCGTGGAGATTGAGATATCAACGCTTCGCACCAGAAGGCCCACTACACACTATACCAGAAACCATACCTGATTGGAAAGATCACACAGGTCCAGTACGTGCAAGATTTTATTCTGCTCACTTCTGCTTTACTTTAGGTAAGTTTTCAAAGGAAGTACAGCACGATCCTAAATTATATTTTCATGGTGAGGAGATAACTATCGCTGTTAGAGCCTATACTCATGGTTATGATTTATTTCATATGCACATACCTATAATGTGGCACCATTACCACAGAAGCGGTAGTTCAAAACACTGGGATGATCATAAGCAATGGGTAAAGTTAAACAAAAAATCCTATGCACGTGTACGTAAGCTGTTGGGTATTAACGATGAAAAGTTCCAAACTAATGAAATTGGTATATATGGTTTAGGTAAAGTAAGATCATTAGATGACTACGAGAAATATGCCGGAGTACGGTTTAGAGATAGGGGGATTCAGAAATACACCCACGATAACTTTTACCCCCCTAACCCTATAATTAAAGAAGGTTACGATGAGTCTTTCTTAAACATGTTTAAGTTTTGTGTTGATGTAAATAAAAGCAGTCTTAACGGAGAAGAAGATTTTATATTCTGGGCTTTGGCTTTTGAGGATGAAGATGGCAATGAAATGTACAGAAAAGACGTAACTGATACAGAAATTAAAAATTCTTATAATAGTGAGACTGACGCTTATCAAATTTGGCGTGAGTTTACTACAAAAAAGTTACCAAGTAAGTGGGTAGTGTGGCCGCAATCTAGGACGAAAGGGTGGATGGATAGAATAACAGGAATTATTCATAATGAATAAAAAAAATATTTTAAATCCTTACGCTGGTAGAACTATTTTTGTACAAATAGCAGCATTTCGTGATAAGGAGCTTATACCCACGTTAAAAGATTTATTTGATAAGTCTAATGAGCCAGAAAATTTACACGTTTGTGTATGTTGGCAGCATTCTGAAGAAGATGATTGGGATAAAATAGATAATTTTGGTCAATGGGGCGATAATATTGAGATTATAGACATTAACGCAGATGATTCGAAAGGTGTTTGCTGGGCTCGTAACTTAATACAACAAAAATATAAAAATGAGGATTTTACTTTACAATTAGACTCACATCATAGGTTTGTAGAAGGTTGGGATACAGAACTTAAGAATGAAATATTACAGTTACAACTACAAGGTTATAAAAAACCCCTACTTACTGGTTATATAACATCTTATCACCCATCTTTACCTAAAAAAGAATGGGGTCAAGAGCCATGGCAAATGATGTTTGATAGATTTACTCCGGATGGAGTAGTGTTTTTTAGTCCAGCACCTATACCAGATTGGGAAAATAAAAAAAGCCCTATACCAGCTAGATTTTACTCAGCGCATTTTTGTTTTACTTTAGGTAAATTCTGTAAGGAGGTTCCACATGATCCAAGATATTATTTTCACGGTGAAGAAATAACTATTGGTGTACGAGCTTATACAAAGGGGTATGATTTATTTCATCCACATAAAATTATAGCGTATCATGAATTTACCAGAGATTATAGACCAGACAAACACTGGGATACATATAGTGACTGGGGCAATCACAATGAAAAAACATACCGGCTTATGAAAGAGCTGCTCGGTATAGATGGAAAAAGTTGTACTAAAAAAGAGAAGTATGGTGAGTATGGTATTGGTAAAGATAGATCAATTGCAGATTGGGAAAACTACGCTGGTATAAGATTTTTAGATAGAGCGTTACAACGAGAGACTTTAAATAGTGCACCACCTTCTAATACCGTAGAAGGTGATTGGTGTCGATACTTTAAGCATTGCATTAATCTAGATAAATCTAACTTTAACTGTGATGATATAGAGTTTATAGCAGTAGCACTGCATAATGACGATAATGAAACCCTACTAAGAAAAGATATAGCAGGTGATGAACTGTCAGTAATATTATCTAATGATAATTTACATATTTGGATAGAAGGAGAAGTTGCAGAACTGCCTACTTATTGTGTGGTTTGGCCTTTTTATAAAAACTCTGAGTGGGGTCAACGGCACATTAATGACTTATAATCTATTTTTATTTTAAAGGAGATATAGTAAAATAACCATAAATAATTTTTAACCTCATATTACATATTATGCTATCATTATCTATTAATTTATTATACTGGGACGACTGCTTGCCTAGTAGCACAAGATTAAGAAATGTTAAATATGTAATTAATGAACTTAAAAATTTAAATTTATTTTTAAAGGAAGAGATAGACAGCGAAATAAACATAATTGACTATTCAAAAAAACAAATACTAGGAGGTAGTAAACATATACCATATGCTGATGGTGTTTATAAAAGATCGGAAAAAATAAATAGGCTATTAGATAATTGTGATAAAGATTTATTTGGAATAATAGATGCTGATTGCTTTTTAAAGAAAATTCATTATAAAGCATTCCGCGATAGCCTACTTAATAACGGTAAAAATTGTTGTTATACTTATGATGTATGTGATTTTTCTGAAAAAGATACAGAACAAATATTACATAACTCTACGGACCCTGATACACTACCGTTTACAAATAGGTTTCCCGATCGGGCTGGTGGCTTAGGAGCTTTTTTTATTACGGACACTGCTAATTTAAAAGAGCATAATGGTTTTGATGAAAAATTTACAACATGGGGAGGTGAGGATGGTGAGATTTATGATAGAATATATCGAGATAATAAAATAACGAAAGTAGCTTCAACTTATGACAAAATAACGCTATATCATTTAAATCACTTTTGCAACAGATCTGATATTAGATATTTTGATAACGACGAATATATACGTAACAATTTTTAATGAAAAGTATCCGTTTATTTTCTTGGTGGACAGATTCACAGAGTATTACAAATAGATTTAAACAACAGTTTATTGGCGAACACTATAATAATCCGGATATAGAGTTTGTTTTAGGAGATCAGTATGATTATGCAATAGTGTTTGGGTACACCAAAGAACAAATTAAAACAGACAAAAATCATACTATATATTATATGCAAGAGCCGTTTTGGTCTGACAACTGGGATAGAGATGCAAATAAAAAAAGTTCGCGAATTTTTGTCCCTGATAAAACGCGTTACGGTAATCATAAAGAGATGATCTCAGAACCATGTAAAATGTTTTACGGTGGTCACGGTGACATGCATCATGAATTTAAGTGGAATTGGAGTGTAGATAGTGTACTAGCAATTAACCCCTATAAAAATAAAAACTTAAGCGTAGTACAATCTAATAGTATACCTAGTTATAGTACTGGTGCTATTTACAGTGAAAGGTGTAACTTGGTTAACGATATTAAAGATTCTTCATTGGAAATAGAAATATATGGTAATTACCACGATACAGATAATCCTAAAATTTTTGGTAATTGCTGGAATAAAAAAATAGGACTTAATGATTATAGATTTAGTATATCTATCGAAAATACAGTACTTAGTAATTATTTTACAGAAAAATTTTACGACTGTATATTATGTGATACAATTCCAGTTTATTATGGCGCGCCTAATATCGATGATTATATTGACAGTAACAGCTTTCTTCAACTACCATCTTTAAATATCGAAGAATGTTTAGAATTTTTAAAGAATCAATGTACGATAGAAAATTATAATAAACGATTTAATAGCTTACAAAAATTAAAACATAGCTTTTTTACAAGGCATGATATTAATTTATGGTTATCAATTCAAAAAGAAATATTATAACTTTAAAAATATGCTATAGAAGCAAACATCTTCTTTACTAAAACTACTTCTCTCCGAACCATGAAAGCTATCTATTTCTGGATTTGGCATATCATGATGCCATTTATTAAAAGTTTTGCAATTAAATTTATCTTTATATAATGAAGAAAGAACAGAAAGTATCGGCTCTTCAAGATGCAACATGCCGTTATCTAAACAAAGTTTTAAATATTTATCAAACTCAGTATTTAAAAAATTTATAACATTCTTTGTACCACCAAATAATCCCCCAACAATATAATTAACGGTATAGTTTTCTAGATTTGATAATTTATATATTTGATTATTTACTGGCATTTCTGTGTGCTTAATACAGAACAATTTATCACCTGTTTGTTTAAATATATTTTCTGATAAAGCTGGTGTAAACAGCGTTGTATTACTTTTAGGATAGAATCTAGATTTATTTATATTAGTAAACCTCTCCATTCCTCCTAAAGAATCAGGAAATAAGCCATGATGGTATAATCCTGCATCAATCCAAAAAAACTTTTTAGAATTAAATGGATTACTTTCTGCTTGCTCATTTAACCACCGTAATTTTTGAAGACATATATGATAATTTCTATCATTAAGATTATCATTGCTTTTAAGAGTCATTATTTTTTCGTTATATTCATAATCTTCTAACTCTCGCTCTATAATTTTATACTTTTTAAAATTATATTTTTTAAAAAAAGAATTAATTTCATTAATATAGTCAAGCCTTTCATGTGTGTAAATTATAATGGGTTTATCCTGTACAACAATATTATAAAATGGAGCTTCGTAATGTTTGAATGAATAGCCCCTACCGCCTATTTTTTCGTTTGGAGGTGCGTAGTACATAGCTGTTACATATGTCATTTTATCTTCCACTTTATTATTTATTTAATTTTGTGTGTATATCAAATTGCAATATGATTAAGATGACATTAATATACATATGGTAAAAACTTTAATTAATTATGCGAATGGTGGAGTTTTTAGTATTGGTAGAAAATTAAATTCAAAATTTGCTCTCGATGTAGGGGGTTTTGATAGAGTTGAAGAATATGATCAAGAGTCTCTTACTGAAGATTTTATTAATGAAAATCCTTACTGCTTTAATATACAAAAAGGTGGGGGTTTGTGGATATGGAAGCCATTTATAATTTTAAATGCATTGAGTAAATGTAATGATGGTGATATTATTTGTTATACAGATTCTGGTGTAGAGTTTATAGAATCATACAATGATTATATGTTTGATTTATGCTTACAAGATGAAAAAGGTATAATTTTACAAAGTCAGGAGCACTTGCAAAAAGATTGGACAAAACGTGATTGTTTTGTTTTTATGGATTGTGATGAAGAAAAATATACTCACGGCAATCAACTAGCAGCAGGCATAGTTTTATTAAGAAAAAATAAATTTACACAAGCATTTATTAAAGAGTGGTTAAATTACTGTACAGATATTAGGATAATATCTGATGAACCAAATGTATGTGGTAAACCTAACTACAATGGTTTTAACGACCATAGACATGATCAAAGTATTTTAACTAATTTACAGATAAAGCATAATATTACTACCATAGTGGATATTACTCAGTGGGGTAATCCTAGAAGAGAAGCAGAGTATAAGCAACTTGCATATATTCACAGAAATGACCCTGCTTATCTTATAGATAAGGGCTACTTGCCAAAATCTTAAGTATACTTTAAAATATTTGATATACCACAACCGTCTAATAAATACAAGCGCGATAAAATGCATACTCTTAAACAAAAAAATAATATTACATTAGTAACAGGTCTTTGGAATATTAATAGAAATGGTAGAGATTTTAATACTCATTATATAGAAGCATTTAAACGATTTTTGGATACACCTCTTAATTTGTTTATTTATATTCAAAAAGAATATGAATATTTAGTGTGGGAGAAAAGATCTCGTAAAGATACACAAGTTCGTTTATTTGAACTTGATGATATTAAGAGAATGTATGATCCGTTCTGGGATAAAACTCAGCAAATAAGACAAAATCAAGAGTGGTTAGATAGAGCTGGTTGGTTAAGAGATTCACCTCAAGCTGCACTAGAGATGTATAATCCTATAGTTCAGTCTAAAATGTTTATGCTTAATGATGCAACTCTAATGAGTTCGTTTGATACAGAATTTTATTACTGGGTAGATGCAGGTATAACTAACACTGTACCACACGGGCATATAGCACATGATAACGTGTTAGCTGAATTACCTAATTTTACTAAACCATTTTTATTTTTAAGTTTTCCGTACCATGCAGAAACCGAAATTCATGGCTTTGAATATCAAGCTATGAATCGTATAGCGCGAGAAGAAGTTAAGTACGTGTGTAGAGGTGGCATATTTGGAGGTACAAAACAAGCTATTAATACTGCTAATGCTACATATTACTCAATACTACAAGATACAC